AGACGATATGCAGAACTGGAACGAGAGCATGGGCGCGGCCCTGCCGCAGCTGGAACGCAAGTTCGCCCGTTTCGACAATGCCCGTACCGTCGCGGACGGGGTAGAGATCAGCGGTTACGCGAGCCTGTTCGGCAATCTCGATCAGGGTGGCGACAGCGTTGCGCCCGGGGCCTATGCCGCGTCGCTGAAGGCCCATGCGGAGGCCGGGCGCAGTGTGAAGATGCTCTGGCAGCACGATCCCGCACAGCCCATCGGCGTCTGGGACGAGGTGTGCGAGGACGCGCGGGGCCTTTGGGTGAAGGGCCGGTTGCTGAGCGACGTTGCCCGGGGTCGCGAAGCGGCGGCACTTGTCACGGCCGGCGCGCTCGACGGGTTGAGCATCGGATATCGCACGGTGCGGTCTGAACGGAACGAGAAGGGCCACCGGGTTCTGGCGCAGCTCGACCTTTGGGAAGTCTCACTCGTGACCTTTCCGATGCTGCCTGACGCTCGTGTCGGGGCCAAGGGTGACGCCCTGCCCGAGGATATCTGCAGCGGCATTGCAGGCGTTTTCCGCGAGGCGCGTGCAGCTCTGGGCCGGAAGGACGACGCCACATGAACGGAACGCAACAGGAGACACGCCGATGAGCGCAGAACAGACCGGGATTTCCCGAAGCCAACCCACCCCCGTGCGGGAGATGGAGGAAGCCGTGGCGGGCTTTCTTTCCGACATGAAGGGCTTTCGGGCCGAGATCGAGACCAGAGTGAAACGGAGCGAAGAACGTATGACAATGATGGATCAGAAGATGACGGCGCCTGCGCGGTCCCCCCTGAGCGGACGCGTGGATAGCGGCGCGCCGCACCAAAAGGCGTTCAACGCCTATCTGCGCAACGGGGACGACGACGGGCTGCGCGGGCTGGAACTGGAGGGCAAGTCGCTTTCGACTGCCGTGAATTCGGACGGCGGCTATCTTGTCGATCCGCAGACGGCGGAGCGGGTCCAGTCGGTGCTGAACGCCACCGCGTCGATCCGGGCCATCGCTTCGGTGGTGCGCGTCGAGGCGACATCCTATGACGTGCTGGTGGATCATACCGACGTGGGCGCCGGTTGGGCCACCGAAGCCGGCCCGGTGGCGGAGACCGATACGCCGCAGATCGACCGGATCACCATCCCGCTGCATGAACTCAGCGCCCTGCCCAAGGCATCGCAGCGTCTGCTCGATGACAGTGCCTTTGACATCGAGGGGTGGCTGTCGGGCCGGATCGCGGACAAGTTTGCCCGCGCGGAGGCGGCGGCCTTCCTGACCGGGGACGGCATCGACAAGCCGCGCGGCCTGCTGACCCATCCGACCGGGCATAACGAAGTCTGGACCTGGGGCGAGATCGGTTATGTGCCCAGCGGACAGGACGGAGCGTTGAGCCCGGATTCGATCGTCGAACTCATCTATGCGCTGGGGGCCCAGTACCGGGCCAATGCGACCTTCGTGATGAACTCCAAGACCGCCGGGGTGGTGCGCAAGCTGAAGGACGGCGACGGGCGGTTCATGTGGACCGATGGCCTTGCCGCCGCCGAACCCGCGCGCCTGATGGGGTATCCCATACTGATTGCCGAGGACATGCCCGATGTCGCAACGGATTCGATGGCCGTGGCATTCGGGGATTTCGCCGCTGGCTATACCGTTGCCGAGCGCCCGGACCTGCGCATTCTGCGCGATCCGTTCAGCGCCAAGCCGCATGTGCTGTTCTACGCCACCAAGCGCGTCGGCGGCGACGTGAGCGATTTCGCCGCCATCAAGTTGCTGAAATTCGGCCTCGTCTGAGCGCGGTCGAATTCGGAAGCGGCCCTGCCGCTTCCGGTCCGGGCGTGCATCGCTCTGGTCATGCCCTGTCTAGCTGCTCCCTCCGACCGAGCAGGGCTGGCCGATGTGCGCCCGGCTTTTGCGAAAGCCACAGATTTGGAGACGTTCCATGATGTTGATCGACGAAACCCCGGTGCCGGACACCGCCCTGCCGACGGCGGCTTTTGCCGCGCATCTTCGGCTGGGCACAGGTTTCGGGCCGGAGGACCTGCAGGCGGAAGTACTGACCGAGTTCCTGCGGGCTGCCATCTGCGCGGTCGAGGGGCGGACCGGCAAGGTTCTGCTGGCGCGCCGGTTTACGTGGTCAGCTGCGTATTGGGCGGACCGGGCAGCGCAGGCATTGCCCGTGGCCCCGGTGCGGGAGGTGCTGTCGCTGGTGCTGGTCGGGCAGGATGGGGCACAGACCCTGGTGGCGCCGGAGGCCTATTGGCTGGAACAGGATCGCCAGCGCCCGCGTCTGCGCAGCACCGGCCCCGGCCTGCCGCGCATCCCCGCGGGGGGTGCGGCACGGATCGAGCTGGAAGCCGGGTTCGGCGCAGCGTGGGACGAGGTGCCGCCCGATCTGCGGCAGGCGGTGATGCTGCTGGCGGCGCATTACTATGAATACCGGAACGATACCGGGTTGAGCGGGGGCTGCATGCCTTTTGGTGTGAGCAGCCTGATCGAACGCTACCGGTCGTTCCGGCTGGGGATGGGGGCGGTACGATGATCCCGCCCGTTCTGTCACGCCCGCTGACGCTGGAGACGCCGGAGCGCACGGCTGACGGCGCGGGGGGCTACACACAGGTCTGGACGACGCTGGGCGTTCTCTGGGCGGAGGTTACCGCCCGGTCGGGCCGCACGGCGGAAAAGGGCGGGGCCGCTGTAAGCAGGCAGTCCTACCGGATCGTGGTGCGGGCCCGCCCGATCGGTGCGCCGGATCGGCCCACACCGGTTCAGCGGTTCCGGCAGGGCAGCCGGGTGTTCCGTATCCTTTCGGTCCATGAGCGCAGTCCGGATGGGCGCTATCTGACCTGCATCACCACGGAAGAGGTGAGCGCATGAGCTATGCCGTTTCCAGTGCCCTGCAGGAGGCGATCTTCGACCTGCTGCGCAACGATGCGGGGCTGGCCGCTTTCGCGGGGGAGGCGATCTTCGACCAGGCGCCCGCCGGGCCACTGCCCGACCTATACGTCACGCTCGGGGAAGAGAACGTGCGCGATGCGTCTGACCGGAGCGGGACCGGCAGCCGGCACCTGCTGACGGTCGAGGTAACGACAGACAGCGCCGGTTTTCGTCGGGCCAAGCAGGCGGCGGGCGCGGTCTGCGACGCGCTGCAGGATGCCCGGCCGAGTTTGACACGCGGCAGGCTCGTGACCCTGCGCTTTGACCGGGCCACGGCGCGGCGGCGGGACAGGGGCGAGACGCGTCAGATCGTTCTGCGGTTTCACGCGCGGGTCGCAGACGACTGAACCAAGGGCACCGGGGTGCCGCAAACATTAGCTGCAGGAGAATGACGATGGCCGTGCAAGCAGGCAAGGACCTTCTGGTCAAGGTAGACATGACGAGCGACGGGCAGTTCGTGACGATTGCGGGGCTACGGGCCACGCGGGTCAGTTTCAATGCGGAGACCGTCGATGTCACTTCGCTGGACAGCGAAGGCGGCTGGCGCGAATTGCTGGCGGGGGGCGGCGTCCGCTCGGCGGCGATCAGCGGATCGGGTGTGTTTCGCGATGCCGATACCGATGAGCGCGCGCGTCAGCTTTTCTTTGACGGGCTGACGCCGGATTTCCAGATCATCATCCCGGATTTCGGGCTCATCGAGGGACCGTTTCAGGTTTCGGCCATCGAATATGCCGGAAACCATAATGGCGAAGCGACGTTCGAGCTGGCGCTTCAGTCGGCGGGGCCGCTGGTATTCACGCCTCACACGGGGGTCTGAGGATGGCCAACCCGTGGCGCGGAGAGGTCGAAGTGGTGCTGGACGGCAGGCCCTACAGGGCGCGGCTGACCCTTGGGGCGCTGGCGGAACTGGAGCAGGCGCTGGGCGAGCCATCACTGGTGGCTTTGGTCGAACGGTTCGAGACGCGGCGCTTTTCGGGCGGCGATGTGCTGGCGCTATTGCAGGCGGCACTTGCGGCGGGGGGCAACCCGGTGGAGGCCGACGCGCTGCACCGGGCCGAGTTCGACGGCGGGCCAATGGCGGCGGCCCGTGCGGCCGCCGAACTGCTCGCCCGCGCCTTCACGGTGCCTGAATGACCAGCGCGCCCGCGTTCGACTGGGGCGCGCTGATGCGCACGGCCTTCGGACGGTTGGGGCTGGAGCCGGACCGGTTCTGGAAGCTGACGCCGGCAGAGTTGCGGATGCTGCTGGGCGAGGGGGCCGGTCTGCCCGCGATGACGCGGGACGGGCTGACCGCGCTGATGGCCGCGTTCCCGGATGACAAGGAGGAGGGCTGAATGGCCGATTTCGACGAGACACAGGATCTGGAGAGCGACGCGGAGGCGCTGAACCGTACCTTGGCGCAGACGGGAACGCTGGTCGCGGGGTTCGACAGCGAGCTGCGGCGCATGCAGACGTCGCTTGCCGCGACGGGCAAGGATGTGGCGACCCTGGAGAAAGGGTTGAGCCGGGGGCTGCGGCGCGCCTTCGAAGGGATGACCTTGGACGGCGTCAAACTCTCGGATGCGTTGCGGGGCGTGGCGGAAAGCCTGTCGCGCACCGCCTACCGCGCGGCGATCCGGCCTGTGGCGGATCATGTGGGCGGGCTGGTCAGTCAGGGCGTGGGCGCGGCGGTGGAAACCCTGCTGCCCTTTGCGAATGGCGCGCCGTTTTCGCAGGGGCGCGTGATGCCTTTCGCGCAGGGCGGGATCGTCTCCGGCCCCGTCAGCTTTCCCATGCGCGGCGGTGCGGGCCTGATGGGAGAAGCGGGGCCGGAGGCGATCATGCCGCTGGCACGCGGGCCCGACGGGAAACTGGGCGTCAGGAGCGGGGGCGGCGCGGCCCCTACCATCGTCATGCATATCACCACGCCGGATGTGCAGGGCTTCCAGCGCAGTCAGAGCCAGATCGCAGCCCAGATAGGGCAGGCGCTGTCGCTCGCCGACCGCAACCGCTGATCGGAGACGCAGATGAACTTTCACGATGTACGCTTTCCGCCTTCGCTGAGCTTCGGCTCCATGGGGGGGCCGCAACGCCGAACCGATATCGTCACGTTGGCGAACGGACATGAAGAGCGCAACACCCCGTGGCGCCATGCGCGCCGGGTCTATGACGCGGGGCTTGGGATGCGCTCCATCGACGATATCCAGACGCTCATCGCCTTTTTCGAAGCGCGCGCGGGGCAGATGTATGCCTTTCGCTGGAAGGATTGGTCCGATTACCGGTCCGGGCGGGCTTCGGCGCCGATCGCTTTCGACGATCAGAGCATCGGTTTCGGGGATGGCACGACGCGGGAGTTTCAGTTGCACAAGGAATACCGTTCGGGCGCGCAGACCTACAGGCGGCCCATCGCGAAACCGGTTGCGGGCAGCGTGCGGGTCGGGGTGGAGCAGGACGAATTGCGCGACGGCGTGGAATATGAGGTCGATCTGGCCACCGGGATCGTCCGTTTCGCGCATCCACCCGATCCGGGGAGCGAGATTTTCGCGGGTTATGAATTCGATGTTCCCGTCCGCTTCGACACCGACCGTATTCTTACGTCCGTTTCCAGCTTTCAGGCGGGCCAGGTGCCCAATGTGCCGGTGATCGAGGTGCGGATATGAGCGGAGCATCGATAGTGGATACGCCGGAGCCTCAGGATAGCGGCTGCACCACCTTGTGCCACGCTTGGCTGCTGACGCGGCGGGATGGCAGGCGATTTGCCTTTACCGATCATGACGTTGCCCTGAGCTTCAACAATGTGACCTATCGTGCGGATGCGGGGTTGAGCGCGCTCGCCCTGTCGCAGGGCACAGGCCTTTCGGTCGACAATACCGAGGCGATTGGCGCGCTGTCCGATGCGTCCATCACCGAGGCCGATCTGGAGCAGGGACGTTTCGACGATGCGGAGGTTCTGTGCTGGCGCGTGAATTGGGCGGATCCGTCGCAGCGCTGGCTCCGGTTTCGGGGCACCTTGGGGGAGGTGCGCAGGGCCGGGGGGGAGTTTCGGGCGGAACTGCGCGGGCTGACCACGGCGCTCAACCGGGAGATGGGGCGGATTTACCAGAAATCCTGCAGCGCGGTGTTGGGGGATGCAGCCTGCCGTGTGGATTTGACGGAAGCTGATTTTTCCGTCGAACGGGTCATCGAGACGGTCGAGGAAGGGCGGGTGTTTCATTGGCCCGACGCGCTTGGGTACGACGCGGGCTGGTTCGCGGGCGGACGGCTGGAGGTACTGGAAGGGCCGGGGGCGGGCCTGTGGGGGCAGGTGAAGACCGACCGGGTTACGGACGGCGGGCAGCGGATCGAGCTATGGCAGTCGCTCAAGGCGGATGTGGCCCGGGGTACGCGCGTGAGGCTCGTGGCTGGCTGCGACCGACGGTTGGAGACTTGCCGCAAGAAGTTTGACAACGTGTTGAATTACAGGGGTTTCCCGGATCTGCCGGGCATGGACTGGATCACTGCCGCCCCCCGCGCACAGGGGACGGGCGGCAAGGGTAGCCTGCGATGACTGAACAGGCTCCCTGGCCCGTGATCGAGGCGCGGCGCTGGATCGGCACGCCCTATGTGCATCAGGCGAGCGTCCGGTTGGCGGGCTGCGATTGTCTGGGCCTGATCCGCGGGGTCTGGCGGGCGCGGCTGGGTGCCGAGCCGGCCCGGGTGCCCGCCTATACCCGGGACTGGGCAGAACCGCAGGGGGACGAACGGCTCTGGCGGGCCGCCGCGCGGTATCTGCGGGGCAAGTCACTGACGGATGCCTGCGCCGGTGATGTGGTGCTTTTCCGGATGCGGCCGGGTGCGGTTGCCAAGCATCTCGGAATTCTCAGCACCCAGTGCGAGAGGCCCGCCTTTATCCACGCCTATTCGGGTCGCGGGGTCGTCGAGAGCCCGATGAGCACGCCTTGGCAGCGCCGCGTCGTTGCCTGTTTCGCATTTCCTGAAGGAGCTTGAACCATGGCCACATTGGTTTTGTCGGCAGCCGGGGCTGCGATCGGAGGCTCCATCGGGGGCACGGTGGCGGGGCTTTCGTCCGTCGCGGTGGGGCGGGCGCTGGGCGCTTCGCTCGGTCGGGCGGTGGACCAGACGCTGCTGGGGCAGGGCAGCGAAGCGGTGGAGACGGGGCGGGTCGACAGGTTTCGCCTGACGGGTGCCGGGGAGGGGGCGGCGATTGCGCAGCTGCGGGGGCGCATGCGGCTGGGCGGTCATGTGATCTGGGCGTCGGACTTTACCGAAACGGTGACGGAAAGCGGCGGTGGCAAGGGCCAGCCTGCCGCGCCCCGGCAGCGCAGCTACGGCTACAGCGTCAGCCTTGCGATTGCGCTTTGCAAGGGTGAGATCGCGGGCATCGGCCGGGTCTGGGCCGATGGGACGGAAATTGCGGCCAGCGATCTCAACATGCGCGTTTACACAGGATCGGCGGACCAATTGCCCGACCCGGCGATGGAAGCGGTGGAGGGGGCGGGACTGGTGCCGGCTTACCGCGGCACGGCCTATGTAGTGCTGGAGGACCTGTCGCTCGAACGGTTCGGCAACCGGGTGCCGCAGTTTTCCTTTGAAGTGATCCGGCCAGAGCAGCGCGGCGCGCCCGGTTCGGCGTTCGCGCCCACCTACGGCCTTCGCGGTGTGGCGCTGATCCCCGGAACCGGGGAATATGCGCTTGCTACCACGCCGGTGAATTATCTGGAGGGGCCGGGCGTTCGGCGGAGCGCCAATGTCGCCACCCCACGGGGGGAGACGGATTTGGCCGTGTCCTTGGGAGAGCTTACGCGGGATCTGCCGGAGTTGGAGGCGGTTTCGCTGGTGGTTTCGTGGTTCGGCGACGATCTGCGCTGTGGGCGGTGCCGGGTCCGGCCCAAGGTGGAGGATATGCGTTTCGACGGCGAAACGATGCCGTGGCAGGTTTCTGGCCTGTCCCGTGCAGAGGCCGAGCAGATCGCCCGGCAGGATGGCCGCCCCGTCTATGGCGGCACCCCCTGCGATGCCGCCGTGATGGAGGCCATCGCCGCCATACAGGCGGCCGGAAAGAAGGTGATGTTCTATCCCTTCATCCTGATGGAGCAGCTGGCCGGAAACATGCTGCCCGATCCCTATAGTGACGTGCAAAGCCAGCCCGCCTTGCCGTGGCGCGGGCGGATCACGCTGGAGCATGCGCCGGGCCGCCCCCTCAGCAGTGATGGGACGGACGATGCCACCACGCA